GTGACTTTGTGGTACCCAGATTTATACGCAGGTCAAACAGATGTAGTAGGGATTTATAATGAACGCGAAAGCATAATAGATTTCAAACAAACTAACAAGCCAAAAAAGAGAGAATGGATAGATGATTATTTCACTCAATTAGCTGCCTATGCCATGGCACACAACCATATATATCAAACTAAGATCCAACAAGGTGTGGTATTAATGTGTTCAAAAGACGGCTATTTTCAGAAGTTTGAGATATCTGATGAAGAGTTCAGGCAATACAAATACAAATGGCTGGGTAGAATTAGCAAATATTACGAAAACTTAGAATAATTCTAAACTGATTGTATCGTATAGAGTTTTTTCCTAGAGATAAAAAAATAAATTTTTATTTTCAAAACCATGTTACAACGCCATATATGTTACAATGTTAAATAAGTATTGATATAAGCCACTTATTTAAGATTAAATTGTAACATGGTCATGTTACACGTGTTACAATCCGCATAAACATTGACTTTTCAAATGTTACAAATTTTCCGTACGCGCGCATGTGAAAATGAAATATTGAAAAATGTCTCCTAGAAAAAAGTTGTATAGGGTGTATAAGTAGATATGCCTAAGAAAAGACGTAAAAGAATAGCATCTGATAGTACTCCTGACATACCATATCCGAGAGTAAGAGTAGAGTGGATAGATTGTGTTAGTGATAGCGGTTGGGCTACTGAAAAAGAATTCGATAAAATGAAGTTGGCAAGACCAGTTAATGAGGGTTGGTTATATTCTAAAGATAATAAATCTATTAAGCTGTTTGCATCTTACGATAAAGATGAAGATGGTTTTAGTTTTGGGGATCGGACGATGATTCCTCGTCATTGGGTGAAGAAGATAACTCGGCTGTAACTACCTGGGCATCCTTATCAATAATGGGTTGGTAAAATTTAAGAGCTTCTTTTACTCTCGCATCTATATCTTCTTGTGAAGTATTCTCATGTTTATGGAGATGTATTTCATTATTGTTTTGTAAACCGCCTGCTTTACCTCTACCTACTTCTGCATTTATAGCAGCAGACCAAGCTTTATTCTTTCTTGATTCATCTCTTAATTTACCTAACTCTGCAAGATGTCCTTCGTAAGTTATATCATATTTTTTTAAAAGTTCAGATCTTCTGCTGCCTATGTATTCAACAACTAAAGGAAAGTGTTGAGGGTTTTGTAATCTACTAGCTATAACATGTGCAGTATCTTCTGAGTATCCGGCTGCTATTGCACAATCTGTTGCCGTCATCCTACCTTCTTCTGACACGATTAGATTAGCAAATTTAATTTGCATAGGTGTTAATTTTTTTGGTAATCCCATGGTTGAATTATATAAATTATAGGATATATTTCAAGTCAGAATGAATGGAAGATTATTAAGACAAGTATTGGATAAGATGTTGAAATCACCCGCAGCTCAAGATGCAAGGGTTCAAGTATGTTTACCTGATGGTAAATTTTATGATGTTACCTCTTTACAATTGTTAGAAAATAAAATAATTGGTCATAAAGAATCCCATAGATTAGTGTTTACAGTTAAAGCTGAAACTTGGAATATGGGTAAGATTTTGAAAAAAGTTGGTGATACCACTTAACTCGAATTCTTAACTTAAAAATGTATAAAGAAGAGACCAAATTTTGGCATGAAATTAGAAGACATAAAAGTAAAATATCGT